TTATTCGTATTCAACATTTACCAGCACGCGGCTGCTGAGTTTGCCGGGGACGACCACGTCGTTACTGAGGACTTTCTGCATCCGGGCATAAAACGTCCATGAGGTATCGCTGTATGTCGTCGCGGCAAAGGTTGCCCGCGAGGAGCCATCGGTGTTCAGAACGTTATGGCGGGGTGACTCGGTGGTAAAAATCACTACGCCGACGTTGGAGGCACCGTCTGTGCTGGTCGCTAAATCATTGGCAAACACCTGCTTATTACCGGTAACGAACTGCCCGCTCTGTGGTAAGAAGTTAAACGTGACGTTCGTGATTGCGCCGCCGCTAACCGGGCAGCTTATCAACTTAATCAGAAATTCCTTGCCGCCCCCGTAGTCCGTTTCCGCCGTGATGCCATCGGCAAAGTAACTCGGCCCGACGGTCGCTAAACTGACTGTACCATTACCGTCAATTTCAATCTGGCAGGTATCTTTCTGCACGGTGGCGGTAAAATCCACGTTGGTGTCGGCATACAGCGGCGCGATAAACAGGGCTGTTGCCAGCCCTGAAAATAACGTGGCGAGCATGAGTCTGCGCAAACGTCTCATTGGTATCACCATTACTGGTAAGTGATGGTGAAGGTGGTGGGGGAATAGAAGTCACCTGCTGTTAGCGCAGTGATTGCATAACCGGTAACCGGCACCATGCGAGCGCTTAACGGATAATCAACCGGTGTGGTTGAACTTGCACTGCTCAGATCAATCTCTTGCGCATTTTTGTTACGGCAGTGGAACTGGACGCTGTTAGAACCTTCCGGGGTATCTGTTGTCCAGAGTTCAACAGCGGTTCTCTGTGCTTTAGACGTCGCTGTGGAGGCGTTGGCAAATTCTGCGTTAGTCGAATCGCTGCCTGCGCAACCTGCATCTCTTGGCGCAATGACCAAAGAGGCTTTTTTATCTTTTAATCCCGCGCAGTCACTGAAGCGCAGTTTAAAGCTTTTGACTTTTGTTTTGGCAAAAACTTCCGAAATGTAGACGTTGCCAAATGCGATAGTATCGGTGGCGGTTTCACCGTCCAGCACCGATGCGGAGCAGGTTCCCGCCGTGATGTTGGCATTTACCGTTAAGTCCAGGCTGGCGGTGCCATCGGCCTGCGCCATTGTTGATACGCCCGCGGTCATGGTCGCCAGTGCGCCTAAGATTACGCCGCGCAATACTTGCTTTTTCATTATCATCGTCCCTGTTATTGATAAGTGAAGTTAAACGTAGCGGTAGAGCTGAAGGCACCCATGGTACCCGCGCCGTCGGTCAGTTCACGCAGCGCAACCGTCATCTCTACTTCGTTTGCTGTGCGCTCGTCGTCAGTCCAGGTAATTGAACCGGAGCCTGGCGTGAAATAGGTTTCATCGGTGGTGCTCTTACGCTTAAAGCCCATACCAATATTGCTGGCCGCATCGGACGCCGCAGACTGGTTTTTAATAAAGTTGCCGCTGGCATCCGCAGAGCTGCCGAGTGCGGTGGTAATTTTCGTCAGGGCGCCACTGCAATCTTTCGCCACAAACTTAAAGTTTTTCTGCGATTCCGCTGATTTTTTTATGATTTTATCCAACCCGACATCGCCGACATTCAGCGTATAGCCGCTGGTAGCATCACCCGATACGTTCGAGCCATCTAACGCCGCAATCGACATGCTGCACGTCGTGGCCAGCACGGTAGCGGTAAAGTCGACGTTGATATCTTCCGCCTGACTGGTCAGTGGAAATATCATCGCGAGCACAGAGGCTGCTAAAAGGTGCTTATTCCTTCTCATTGTCTATTCCATTTGATTTAAGGTTATTAACACGACAGGTTACGTGGTCTAACAGTAAGGTCTGGCTGGACCCTACCGTTTGTTGCGTTGCAGGCAACGCAAAGGTTGCTGAACAAGTTACTGGCTGGTTTTCTTCAAACCAACGTACTGAGAGTTCGCCCGCATCGCTGATACCGCGAACAAAAGCCTGTCCGCCCTGGCCCATGTTGCCGATCTGCACATCGTTCTCGTAGATTTCTGCGCCAAACGGCAGAGCTTTGCCGTCATTGCGGGACATGTTAAGAATGACCGAGCGTCCCTGGTCGGTTTCGAAACTGGCTAAGACCACCGCGCCATCGCGCGGCACCAGAGTTGCGCTGGTGCTCTTAAGCTCAACGTCGTTTTCCAGTGTGTCGATATCGACATTGACCAGGTTTTCTCTGTAGGCGGAAAGCGAGTTTGTCGCGCCGTAGCCCCAGCGATCGATGGTGCTGTTGCCACCATTGATGCGTGCGCCTTTCGCGCCGGGTGATGCGCCGCGCGATAAATGCGGCCCATCCGCGCGATAAATGAAGACAGTTTTTTCTTTCACATACTGCAAATTAATTACAGTAATCTCGCCCTTTTTCGTACATTCCTCTACCGAACAATCTCACAGCCCAATACATGATCATCCTTTTCCATTTCGGTACGCCTAACACCGTCATTCCGTCGAGAAAAATGCGATCTGCCTCTTTCTTTGTGCGTAGCGCATTGTCGTACAGGTAGTCGTGGATTATTGCGGCTTTGGCGTATTTGCCATCCGGGGGAAGGAGCGTCCAGAAGATGCGCGGTACACTGGCGAGGTCAGTGACAAATCCGGCTGGCACGCTGATTACGTCGCTGTTGTCGTCACTTAGGTAAAACTCAAACGGCTCGTATACGCGCCATAAATAATGGTCCAGCATTTCAAGAATTGCCGGAGTTGTGAAGCGGCTCATGGTAATTGCAATTCTGCCTGTATGATAAAGGAGTTGTTTTAGAGAGCGTTATCTACTATGTTCATTCTTTAGATTGATTAATCATCGTATTGCCGGGTGCTTCGTTGTGCTGCACCCGTTTTTTTTAACTCCCTTCCGGCCAGCCTACGGCGTAAGTCTGAATAGCCTTGTAGTCCGTTAACTTGTCCACGTCCTCTTTCATCTGGCGCTGGCGTTCGTGGATTCTGAAGCCCTGCAATACCATGTTCTGCTGCATGGCGGCTTCCAGCGCGGTGAGTTCGTCGGCGGTCATCGGCACATCGATGTTGTCGGCGTCTGTCCAGAAGAAACCCGGCGGAAGTGCGCCAGTTCTGGCGACAGCGACAACAGGCGCAAGGCGGGTCTGTGAAGCTTTACCGCAGTCCCAGCGATGACCATTCAGGGTGAAGATGATACTGCCGTTCTCCTGAGCGTCACGCCATGCGTTGATTTCGTCGTGTTTTGCCGCTTTTGCGGCGGTAACCATTTCTGGTGTCACGGTAAAGGGAGTGACGGGGCCGTATTTCCCGGCTTTAAGGTCGGCGTAGAGCTGGCGTCCGTGCTCTTCGGTATCATCAGGGGAGGAAGTGAACGGAATAAAATCATCAAAGCCTTCAAAATGCACTTCACAATCTATATTACCGTTTTCAGTGTAGACTCCATTTCTGGCGGAAATAATATTCATGGTAGCTCCTTATGCCACTCGACGAAAAAGACCTACGTTATTGGTATAAAAATAACCCGTCCCGATAAAAGCCCCGAAAAACGTCATGTAAGTATGTTTACTGGCATAAGCTGTACCGTTATCACCAAAAGAAAGTGCGGTCTGCCTTAACTGTGAGCCGGAGACTTTGTACCCAAAAAACTGATAATCAGGATTCCCCATATCCCAGGCAATGACATAATCTCCCACACCAGGATAAGTTGATGTGGAGATATTCATTGCCAGTGGCGTGGTTACGCCATCGCCTTTCAGGGTTATACCATCCGTTTTAACAGTTGTAATGCCGTCGCCCTGGTCCCCCTTGTCACCTTTTGGCCCCGGCTCTCCGGTGTCGCCTTTATCGCCCTTCGGGCCGACGGGACCCGTGGGGCCAGGAATACCCTGTAACCCTGTATCGCCTTTTGCGCCCTGCGGGCCTGTATCGCCCTGGTCACCTTTCGGACCGGTGAGTCCGGTGTCACCCCGGTCACCTTTGGGGCCAGCCGGGCCAGCGGGGCCGGGAATGCCCTGCGGACCCTGTTCGCCCGTATCTCCTTTTTCACCCTTGATCGAGGCGTTAATGGCGTCTTCCAGCACCTGAGCGGCTTTACTGGCATTGTCCTGCGTCTGTTGTGCCAGCGCTTCAAACCGTTTCAGGGATTCGGGACGTGTGTCGACGTCACGACGGGCCAGAAAATCGTCCAGGGAACCATCGGGAGAATCGCTGTAAACAGTGATTTCGCCCAGGTCCCGCTCAAAGGACTGTGCAGGTTTGAGCAGAACACGAAAAACACCGGCAGGTAGCTCCAGACTGTAGTTACCCTGATTCAGCTCGGACTGCGTGATGGCCCGGAAACGACGTAAAGTTTCCCGCTCGATAAACGTCATCATGCAACCGGAAATGATGTTTCCCAGCGCATCACGGAGAATACCTTTAATTGTTGCCATATCCGTCACGACCTTTTATTCCGGTAATATGGTAACCAGTGTAAAAATATTCATGGATAAGGGTTATTAAAGCGCTTTAATAACCGTTATTTGTCCGTAACCAGGAAATACTGATATTCAATAAATGAATAGTGCCCGTCAAAGCAGGCGCTGATTTATTTAGCTACCATTATTATCCGGCCAGCCGACAACATAATCCAGTACAGCCTGTGCGTCGGAGAGTTTATCCACCTCTTCTTTCATTTCCCGCTGGCGCAGGTGGATTTGAAGCCCCATAGTGAACATTGCCTGGTCGATGGCGTCGCTGAGGTTTAGCAGCTCGCCCGATGTCATCGGCACGTCGTTATTATCGGCGTCAGTCCAGATAAAACCAGCCGGTAATTTGTTGGCTTTTGCCATCTGAACGGAGAGGCTTAATCGCTCCTGAGTAGTTTTACCATAGTCCCAGTTGCGATCGTTAAACCGGAATACATAATTCATATTCTCCTGAATATTACGCCAGTCGTTAATTTCGGCGTGTTTCCGGGTCAGGGCAGTATTTAAATCAGCCACCCACTTACCATTTTCGAATTTATCGACTGGTGAAGACGGAGCCTGTATGGTGGTGTTTTCCGGCAACGGCCCGGCTTCGGAGATATAGACCTGATTGCCGGTTGTTGTGTCGTAAACCGTCTCGCCGCGGTGGTCTTCATGCAGACTCCACGTTTCATTTTCCGGGTCAAATACAGCAATATGACTGGCGGGAATATCAGGGGGAGCAATATCCGTACAGTTTGCTGGTAATCCTGTGTGCGGCGGAATATACGCATCGCCCGCGCCAATAAATTCGTTAGTATCTGAACGGAGATTAAATATTTTAATTGTCTGTGGTTCGTTACTCATTTTAAAAGCCATTACGCTAACCTCACAATATAGTTAAAGGCGATGTTTTTAACCGTTGTCTCTACGTTCCCTTCCGCATCCACAATCACAACGTGGCCGTGTGGGCCGATATACATCGTGTGTCCATGCGGGCCAATCCAGGTGGTGTGAGTGTGGTCGCCAGCAACTTTAGTCCATGCGCCACCTCCGGTTAAGAAAGAAGTATGGTTAGAATCTCCCCAGTATGAATTTACGTAACTCCCGAATTCGTGGACGTGACCACCGCCTGAGCTGGAACCCTTCGTGCCGTAGTCAAACGATGAGGTACTCTTCGTTCCGAGGTCAGTATCGAGCGCCCGTGCGGTGTGCGTGTGTGATTTGTTGCCATCCATCTCCTGAGAGAGCACAGCGCGCCCGCTGGCGGGCTTGCCTTTGATTGTCCAGCCGCGCATATCCGGAATAACACCGGACGGATAAGCCCGCGCCAGTAACGGGTAAGCAGATGTATCAAACGTCTGCCCCTGCATAATGGTGTAACCAGCAGGGATATTGTCAGACGGCCAGGCTATTGCCGACCCGACAGGATTCAAATCCGGGGGGACAGGAGGTGGATTCAGGGAAGTATAGAACATCGCCCATTCTGACCACTCAGCGTCGGCGGTATCTCGGTGGCTGCGAATATATGCGGGCGCTGGCGCACCGTTTGTCCCGCTCCAGCCAATGAGGATTTCCCCGTCACCGGTTCCGGTCAGTCGCAAAACATTCCCGTATTGCGTTGGATAACCGTTATTGTAAACCTCGCCCATTATCAGGCCGTTATCGCTGCCTCTTGTCGTTCCCGTCAGTGCCGGAAGCGCGCCGCATGATGCCAGTCTGTTCGCTGCAACAGCCGTACCTGATGCAGGTAGTGCTCCGATATTTTGTACAAACAGCGGCTTGTTGGAAATATCAGCACCGTTCCGGTCTTTAGCCAGGCGGGAGTTTGCATTATCCATCGCTATTTTGACCGCTTTTGGCGTGGCGGCCAGAATTTCACTGTCGCTCATGACGCCGCTGTATAGCTGGACAAAGCCTTTCGCCGTCAGCGACGCGTCCGGGTGGTTGCGGGACTTCGCGTGTTCGGCCAGCGCATCACTGGTACTTTCAAGTTGCTGTTTCAGCCACTGCGTGCGGTTGGCCAGTTGTTTTTGCGGTTTGTTGGATACGCCGTCAGGACCGCCCACTACAGGGTCCGACGTCTCCAGTTGATGAATGTCGTCTTCCCACTGCGTGATTTCTGTCAGTTTCCCCATGATTAACTGCTCCCGTGGTTGTAGGTCCCGTCGTAGCGGGCGGTATTGTTGTAACGGATGGGGGCGGCGGTAAAATCCAGCGAGGCCAGTTCACAGCGTGCCGGGGCAAACACCTCCAGCGTTTTACGCAGCAGGGCCGCCTGGTCATTGGTGATGGTGACAGCCAGAATGACCTGGTAGAGCGCCCAGCGAGTCCCCTCCGGATATTTCTCCGCGATAGCCGGGTCCAGACGGTCATTGCCCTCACGCAATTCCACCTCACCAAACCCCAGATTGCGGATGACCTGCCGTACACTCCAGGGGGTTCCCTTGTAGCGATGCAGCTCAATCGCGTTCTTTATCAGCGCCCGGCGGGCATCTTCCGACTCCGCCAGATTCCAGCCGTTATCGCCGGTAATGGCGAGCTGGTCGGCCAGCCACGGCAGCGCGGTGACTTCGGTTAAATCCACCAGGTAAACCAGCAACGGGGTCAGATCAATATCCTGCAGGCGGGCTGCCAGCCCAGCCAGAATACGAAACCGCGCATCCTTCGCCGAGGGGGGGGGCCAGAGGGATATCGCGACGGTCAGCCATGGGATTTTCCCTCCGGTATCAGGTTAATGCCGGTGCAGTGTGCCCATTCGTTGTCAGCCAGCACTCGCTCTTCCGGAAGCGTGAGCGTGACGCGGTATACCCCCGGCACGGACAGTGCAGCGGATATCTGGCTGGGGATAATATCCAGCCCCAGACGGGAAGACTGCCGCTGCGTCCAGAATGTTACAGCCCCGCGCGCATGCCGCATAACCAGGTCCATATCCTGATCGTCATAAACACAAATGGACGCACTGATGCTGTAATCAACCTTAACCGGTGGTTTTACATGTACTGTGTCAGTCAGCGGACGAACCTTTTCGTCAGAACAAATCCCCGTCACCAGATCCAGCAGGTTCTGATCCGGGAGTCCGTAAGACAGCAGCGGGTAAAGCTCCACAGTACCCGGCTCGGGACGCACTACCGCCACATCGACAATATCCTGATGGGCGCTCATCGCATGGAAACGGTAAGCGCCTCTGGAGCCTGCGTTACTGAAAGACTCCGGGGCCAGCAGAATACGCTCGCGCAGATGATCATCACTCTCCGGGTCAGTGCCGCCAGTGCTGACGGACGGATTGGTGACGGTAAAGTCCAGGTTGCCGTCACCGATATCGTCCATCAGGTTGCTGATTTGTGCAGGCTGCCAGCCGTTACCCGCCAGCCCCGGCAGGGTACAGGTGGCATGTATACTGACCTGGTCACTGCCTGCTGGCAGGGTGGTATCCTCGTCAGTGGTAAACACCACACTGTCGCTGGCGCTGACGCGGGTACCCGCCGGAATGAGTACCGGCTGAACGGCGGGAGACTCCAGCGAGAACTGCAGCGTGGTGGTGGCCGCCTGTGCATCCAGACGGTACACACCCACCAGTTCGCCAAGATAATCCAGCATCGGCGCACGGGATTTTGCGACCAGATTTTGACAGGCTGCATCCTGCATGGCGGTTCTTACCAGGGACTCCCGGTAGGCGATGAGATTAATGAGCAGCATCTCATCCTGCGCCGGATAGAGTGTTTTACCGGAGTCGGCCTGGTATTTCTCCACCAGTTCACGGGTGATTTTTTCCGGGTCGGTTTCCACAAACACCGGGTCTGCCAGGACTAGCGCCATACCACCTCCGTTGATGTTTCTGCTCCGCTGTCCACCCGCCAGCGTACACGCAGGGTCATATGCTCACCGTCCGTCACCGGTTCAACCCGGATCACCTGACAGCGTTTTTCCCACTGTCGGATGGCGTCCACGGCTTCGCGAATAACATACGGGCGGGCGCGGTCCACCGGCCAGTCCAGGTAAAGGTAAAGCTGATTGCCAAACTCAGGACGGTGCGGGTCGGCCCCTTTCGGGGTCGCCAGAATGATGCGGATGGACTGGGCAATATCATCAGCCCCGGTCACCCGGCCCTCGTGACCGAGGGCGGGCTGCCACCAGACCGGAGATGCGGTGTTTACGGTATTCATGCCGTCAGTGTGTGGCAGATGGCTGACAGAGGCTTTTAAAGCCCTTTAAAATCGTCCCGCCAGAAAAGGGAAACGTGCAGAAGACGTTACTTCATGGGGGCACCGGTCGGACTGCCGTTGTGGCCGTTCGGGTGCTGATGCTCCTCCAGTGAAACGCGGGCCGACTGCAGGTCGCCGGTGGCTTTCAGGGTGCCGTCGATGGTCGCCGCAGCGCCTCCTTTCCCGCCGGAAATCGACATCCCACCCTGACCTGTGATACTGCCTTTTACCAGCAGGTCACCCTTAATGGTGGCATTGCCGGTAACGTCGGTTTCGGGACTGTCCACCGTGGCGTACTGCGTCCGGATGGTGGCACTTTCTTTTGCGATCACCGTCGTCTGCGTGTCGGTCTGTACGGTGATATCGCTGTGGGTGGTGATGGTCAGCGTTCTGATGGCTCCACCGATGGTCATGGCACTGTTTTTGCGGTCGTATTCCACAAAGGCTCCGTCCGCAAAGTCGGTTCGCCGTTTGTCACGATCGGCAATGACAGGCCGGTCCTGCGCGTTATAGGTACTGCCCAGCACCACGCCATCCTCGGCGTGCTCATCAAGCAGCAGGCGGACCTGCTCGCCAATATCCGGCAACCAGTAGTCCTTATTATTCTGGGTATTGTGCTGAAGAACGTCCAGCCACCATGTCCGCAGGTTGTTTTTCCCCGGCAGACGCACGCGCACGCGGACGTTCTTTTCATCAATGTCGCTGACTGTGCCGGTCTCAAATATCACGCTGCTCATGCTCGCACTCCTTTTTTCGGGGCGACGGTCTGCGTGGTGCTGCCGTCCGCGTTAAACACCGTCAGCGTTTTACTGCCGTTACCAGGGAATTTTTTCGCCACAGGTCCGCGAGCCACTTCCACATCCATGGTGTAGCCGCCGGAACGGGTCATTGAGTGGCGGACAGAACCGGTCTGCCATTTGCCGTCGCTGGCACCGAACCCGGTCAGGGTGACGTTGTGCCCGGCCCGCAGACAGATATTCCCCGCCATGCTCAGGGTGGCCACCTTCTGGTACTGGTTTTTCAGGTTCAGTGCGGCCCGTGTCCGGCGGGCGGCGGTCCCCTGATTACCGCTCCGGCCCGAGAGAGTCAGAGTGTCGACGCTGGTATTCTTCCCGCGCGTGGCTGTACTGACCGTGGTGGTACTTTCCCCTCCATCAGCCTGATAAGTCACCACCTGTTTGGTACGACTGTTCTGACTGCGGTGCTTCGCACCTTTGTAGATACGGTTGATGGTATCGCGCAGCGAGTAGCGGCTGATATCAGGCCGGGTAAAGGTGAATGTCGGGGGCGCATCACGCAGCTTATCCAGACTGGAGAAGATGACGTGGGTGTGAGTCACCTTTACCAGGTAACCGTAGTCACGGGCCAGTCGCTTCAGAAAGGCCAGATCGGTTTCATCGTACTGCGTCACCCGGTCAAGCGTCAGCGGCTCAATCTGCCCCTGCAACTGCAGGTGATGCTTCCCGGCGATACGCTGCGCGATGGCGGCGAGCGTGGTGTTCTCAAAGCCCCGGCTGACCTTCGTCCGCATGGCAACGGTCACGGAAGTTGCCAGCCCGCGCAGGGAAACGCTGTCGGGTGGGCCGGACAGCTCAATCTCGTCAATGGAAAACGTCCCGCACTCCCGCAGAGTCTCTCCGGCGTACCCCATCTGCAGAGTCAGTGTGTCACCCTTGCCGGGATACCACGCATCCCGCCAGCGACCCTCGCTGTCTTCCAGATCCACCTGAATCTCATCGCTTTCTCCACTGAGTCTGTCGGTATAGCTGACTGAGGTCACATAAACACTCACGTCATGCGTGATGTCCTTCCGGTTATACACAAGACGGTAAGCCGGTTGCGGAACCGGCGCGGTCATACCGGTTACTGCAGCCATGGCGGTAGCTCCTGAGTGGTCTGCTCTGTGTCGATAACGGGAATGGCCAGCCGCTGTCCGGCATCAAGTACCGGCGTGACGGCAATGTGCGGGTTAGCCATGATGATGCGCGCGTAACCGAACGGGTCGCCGTAATAGCGGTACGCTATCTGGTCCCAGCGTTCGCCGTCAGTGGTGATATGCTCAATGTAAAGTGCGTCCATTACAGGCTCCGGGTCAAAAGTCGGGAAGCCATCCGGCTTAAACCGGGCGAGGCGTCGTTAAACACGCTGGCAGCGCGCCCGGCAAGCGAGGCGGTATTGTCCAGCACGGCAGGAAGATTACTGAGATTATCCACATGCAGGCCTTTCAGCTGCGCGGTCGCATCCGACGTCAGGGTGGTGATATCACTGGCCGCCCGGACCATGCGTGAGGCCTCCGGCAGGGAGTCCGTCAGGCCGTTCAGCAGCGGAAACGCCTTTTCCAGCGGGCGGGTGATACCGTCCAGACCGGCAATCATCCCCGGCACACGACTGAAAGCGACCACCGGGTTGTGCTTCAACTGGGTGGCCACACGAATGACGCCCGACACGCTGGCCATTGCGGACTGCGCCTGACGGGCAAATCCCACGGCGTCGCGAACCATACCACCAATGCCCGTGGCGGCGAGAGACGGACGGGCCACCGCCGACACACCCGGGAGGTTACTCCGGATGGCGGGAGGCTTCAGGGGATTTTTCGGGTCGCCGGTGAACTCCCGCAACGTCACCTCCACCTGCATCGCCTGCAACCGACCACCGCTGTCCGTCATCTGCCAGGTCGGGTTAGCGTCGGTGATGACAACATACCCCAGATAATCCCCGCTGCCGGTGACGAACGCCAGCGCCTGATGCGCCAGTCGCGCGGCGTTAAGCTGCTGCCACTGCGTGGACGGATCGCAGTACTGCTGATGCCACATCAACGTCAGATGGTATTCATCTGCCTTATCGCCGGTGAACTGCAGGCCGGGTTTACCGCCAATGCGGCTCAGTTCTGCAAACTCCGAACCCATGGACGCATCCAGCGCCTCCGGGCCGGTCAACACCTCAAACTCTATATTGCCGAGTAGCGCAAACATCAGTAAGCCCTCCGCTGTTCCTGCCAGAGAATATCCCGCAGCATGCGTTCCAGTTCCTGATGTGACAGCGTCAGGGCTTCCTGAATTGCCCCCGCAGGCTGCTGTGCCTGACCGTCGATATAAATTTTCGGGGTGTAAGCAATGTGTATACCGCCCCTCATTCTGTCCCCGAATCCCGTCGGCAGTTCGGGTATGGCAGGCAGGGACGGCAGGCGCGGGCGCAGGCTTCCGCCCAGCCCGTCCACGGTTTTACCGACTCCCGGCGTACTACGGTTTATCCCGATAGTCAGCCCCTGGACGATATTGTCGCCGTAGTCCATAAAGACGCGGGAGGGCGAGTGAATGCCGAGTTTCTCTTTAAACCAGTCCTTTACGCTGTCCCCCAGGTCAGACACCGTTTTTTTGGTGGCCTCCCAGGTATTCTGAATACCGCTCACCAGGCCGTTGATAATGTTCCTGCCAAAGTCAGTAAAGTTTGCGGGCAGATCCACACCGAACCACTTCATAACCCCGGCGAAGACCTTATAAAAGAGACCCAACGGTGACCAGTTGAGGATGAGCGCAGAAATCCCGCCAATCCCGCCGCTGAACGCTGTTTTAATGTCGCTCCAGCGAGCCTTAAACCAGGTACTGACAGGTCCCCAGTAGCGGTAAATCAGGTACGCCCCGACAGCAATCCCGGTAATGATGAGGCCAATGGGGTTCATCAGCATGGCGCGTCCCATAAAGAGAATGGCGCGGGCGGCGAGCATGACGCCCTTATACAGACCGGTACTCAGTACACGGGCAAGAGACCAGGCAGAAGAGGCGATACGACGGAGCATACCGCTGCTGCCGATGGCATCGCGGAGTAACACCCAGCCGGAGCGCAGGCGGACAAAGCCGGTGTACATGCTGACCAGCGGGGAGAACAGAATATTAAGCCCCAGCCTCACCCCCACCAGGGCCATCCGGAAGCCCAGCGCGCCCGCCATCACTTCAGCAATGATGGTGATGAGCTTCTGGTTCTGTTTTACCCATAACCCGGTTTTATCAAGTACAGGGATGATCCGGGCCGCAAGACCAGATAATGACGGAACCAGCGACTCTCCGATGGACAGAGAGATATCTTTCAGTGAAATGAGAATGCGCTTACCCTGAGACGCCAGTTGCTCATTACGCTTGCCAAAGTCGCGGTCAACAGAGCCCTGAGCCTCCGGGCTGTTCATGCCTTTCTTGATATTCTGGTAGTCACCCCAGCGCTGGCGCATGGCCAGCAGGTGGTTCACTGTCTGAACATCGGTAAAAATGGAACTCAGGCCGAAGGACTCCATCAGGCGCTGCTGGGCCTCTTTATCTCCCTTTGCGCCTGCAGACTGCCACTGCTTCATGAAGTCCGCGCCTTTCGATTTGATAAAGCGATCGGCAATCAGGATTGAGGCTTCATACTGAGAGTAACCGCTGGCGACATAGTCCGACATTGACCCCCTGTAATCGACGCCCTGCATCTGATAACGGCGGGCAATGTCGGCCCGGTTCATGGAAGACAGCCAGTTGCGCATGTTGGTGGCAGCCTCCCCTTCGGTTCCTGCTCCCTCGCGCCCGACTTCCAGACTTGCCACAATCTGCGCGATCGCTTCCTGGCCGTAAATCCCTTTGGCCGCGAAGCCCTGCGCCATCTCCGGCAGGTATTGCGCCATATCCTTCAGCTCAAAGCGTCCGGATTTGCCACCGTAAACGGCCTTACTGAAGGCCGATTTCAGTGCATCCTGACCATTGATTTTCAGTGACTCAAACGCCAGCCCCATTTTGGCCAGATCGTTAATGTCCGCCCCGGAAGCGGTAGCGGTACGTCCCAGCAGTTGCGTCCACTTCACCGCCTCCATTGGGGCCTTACCGGCGGCAACCAGCGTGCCCACACCTTCCAGCAGGGTGTCGGTGGTCTGGTTAGTGGCTCTGGCCTGCTGGCGGATCAGGTTACCAATCTGTTGTTCCTGTTTTTTATCCAGATCGCCGATAATGCCAATATCGCGCAGTTGTGCCTCAAAATTCGAATAGTCCATGACGCCGACGCTGAAGGGTTTCATCAGTGCTTTTGTCAGTCCCCAGGTCTCCAGCCCCTGCGCGTAAAGACTCATGCGGTTGTTTTTCATCGACTGACTGAGCGCTGCTGCCTTCGTCATCTGCGACTGTTGTTTCTGCATTCGCGTGAACTGGCGGCTGACCGCATCAAGTTCAGTACCGATTTTTCGTACCGCCCGTCCTCCAATATCCCCGTAACGCGCCATGGCCCGCGTGGCCATTTCCTGTCTGCGGGTCAGGTCATCCTGCTTTTTTTTCAGTCCGTCAGTGGCCATGGCGAGTTTGTTCAGCGTTCGCTGTGTCCCGCTCATGGTGGACAGGAAGCTACTGGTGACAGCACCGCTGACTAAAACACCAATTGAAAAGGTTGTGGCCATGTTTTATTCTGCCTGTACAGGGTTAAATGAGGGAATGATATGGAAACGCGGTTCTGGTGCTATGCGACGATTATCATCGCAGCCTGGCTTGGCTTTCTGGGCTGGCTTCTCCTGCAACTGCAGGAAACCCTTATTGAGACAGGTGTAACCCCCTGGAGTATGGAAAACATCATCCTGCAGGGGATTGGGGCAGTTATCCTCGTGATCGTGTCTGTACCTGTGATTGCAGCCCTGCAGCCACTGATTGCGCTGGCAGGACTGGTTGCAGAAGGCGTATGGCAGTTGTTGCGTGGTATTTATCTTGCCGGTCGCTGGCTTATCCGCCGCCATACTCACGCCTGATTTGTTCACCCGCCTCATCCAGATACGCCTCCAGATCTTCAACAGTCAGCGCTTCTATCTCTCCGGGTTGCCAGCGAAACCACCGCGCCAGCAACGCCGTCGCCTTATACAGCGTCTCCGGCTTGTCCATCCATGCCATAGGCCTGCTGAAATCGCTCCTGCAGGGCACGATAGTCCTGCAGATCCATGTCTGAAAGGTCTTCCGGCACCAGTCCGGTCATGGCGGCAATCAGGGGCTCATCCCACTCTGCCGGGTCCTTGCTGACGCTACGGGCGGCGCGGATATCCTTCACCTTCAGACGGTGCAGGGTCAGTGTGTGCAGTTTCTGCCCGGCGGCAGTGGTATAGGGGTGTTTCAGGGTGTAGCAGTCAGACTGTGACATAATGCCCTCGCATATCGGTTAATCATTAACGTTCACGCTCAGGCTATATAAAGGAAGGAAAAAGGGCTTTTAAAGCCCTTTAAAAAAACGGGGGACCTCCGTTTCCCCCTGAAACCGGGCAGACCTCCGCTGCCGTTGCGTCGCACTACAGGGTATTCTGTTTCATGGCCTGCGTCAGACGGTACCCCTCCATCTCCCACAGCCGCTTGACGGCGTCCGCTCTGGCGTTTTCAATGGCAAGATCATAACCGGTATCACTGTTGAATAGCGTTGGATCAATGCAGGCACTCTTTCCCGCCCCCGCCACAAACCCATCAGGCAATACCGCAATGGCCACCGTGCAGGTGGTACCAGGAAAATGATGGGTATGGTACGTCAGACTGTCCACCAGATTATCAATGTAACGTTTTTCCACTTTCATCTTCAGCCACCAATATTGGCCCGGTAATCAGCCAGCATATCCCGGCCATTAACCCGGAAAATATTGGTCATGTAGTCCAGCTCCAGTACCTCCTGACCATCAATCACCTGCTTAATATAGGTACAGGTGAAGGACGAGTTCAGGTCGGGGGACTCCTGGTGCTTGAAGGTACCCGCCGGATTTTTGGTGAACTGAACCGTCAGGTAGGTCACCAGCGGCATCTCTTTCACCAGACCGCCACTGTTAAACTGCATGATGTTCGACCGGCACTGCAGGGAGTAGGCCTTCAGGGGGTTAGCGGTCAGAACCGCCACATCCAGATAGAGGCTGTTCCACTTGATTTCGCCTTCCATCTTGTCAAACCCCATCGGCAGCTCAATTTTCCCGATCATCCCCAGCGCCTTGCGTTCCTGCATGACGGCGCTGACGTCGGGGCACTTGATTTCCTCTGCCTTGCCCAGCAGGCTGCGCCCGTCCAGATAGACATTGGCATTACTGATGGCATTAATCTGTATGGTTCCGCCCATCAGGTGTTCCCTCCGTTCCCGTTAAGGTTGACCAGATATTCGGAGGTGATCTCCGATTCCAGCGTCAGACGCTCCAGCGGCGGCGGAGGCGTCAGTTTGTAACTGATAAGCATATGACCGTCTGCGAGGTCCGCCTCCTCGTTACGCTTTTTGTCATACCAGCACTTAAAGCCCAGCAGCGCACCGTCGCCAATCAGCTTGCGCCCGTACTGGTTCACTGACTCCAGAATGGTGTCAATCAGCGCCTGGGTGATCGGCTGGTCAATAAACGACAGACTGGAGGAACGGATCGCCTCATCCGTCATGTCCTTCACCCGGCGACAGTTCTCAAAGGTGAGCAGCCCGGTGGAGGACGGGTAAGAAGCCACCCGGTTCCCCCACAGCCGGAAGCCGGTGCCGAAACTGTTGAATACGGTGGTGATCCCGTTGGCATTCAGCAGGTTTGCCTCGCTTTGCGGGTCGTCAAGCTGCGCGGTAATGGGGCGTTCAATACCGGTCACGCCTTTGAGCTGCTGGTTGGACGATGACCACCAGTAGCCATACTCCAGATCCGTCCATGCCCGCAGTCCTGCAGCATGCGAGGACAACGGCTCCAGCCGGTCGGCGTTGGTCTGCGCGTCATACACCTTCACATGCGGGTAACACAGGCGCAGACGTCCGGAAGCGGTGTTAAAGTTGATGGTGCCTGCAGGTCCGCGTCCGGTGATGGCCTGCTGCGGCGTGGTGCCCACCGGTGCATCAACGTAAGCCACCGCCTGTGCTTTGGCAGCCTGAATGTCCAGTTCTGCCATGACAGATGCCTGAGTGCCGTATACCGGCGCAATCAGGATCTTCGCGTTAAAGCCGTTCTCCGAACGACAGTCGGCCAACAGCTTCAGGCCGCTACGGCGACCGGCGGCATCCACCGTGCCGATAATGTCGGCAGCAGTGACCCTGGTCGGATCGGCATAATCGTAAGTGACCGTCACCTGCGCGCCCGCATCAATACCGCCGCCCGCAACCCGTGTCAGGGTGCCGGTGTCCGCAGCGAGCTGGTAGTCCGTCCCGGCGGTGTACGTGGTGTCACCGGTCGGCGCTTTGACCGTCAAGCTCATCACCGGCGCGTGCGCCAGCCGGGCCGTGTCGTTCACAAATGTCACGGTTTCGGACGGTACGCTGGTTTTGTGCTTCGCCGGATCAAGAACGTTAATGGCGATAATCGTTCCTGCGCCATACCCGGTCAGCGTGGCGAGCGCCTGCGGCAGGGTAAAACCGGCAAGCGGCGCGCCGAACTGCCCCGTATCGGGTTCTGACAGCAGCATGGTGAGCGTGTTCACAGGACCTGCCGGAGCGGTACCCACCACGCCGATAACGGCAGACTTCACCGCCCGGACGGGAACCGGACTGCGGTTAATCTCTATGGTCTCGGAGCCGTGCAGATAATCAGCGGGCATTATTCACCTCCACCTGTGCCGGAGTTCTGGTCTGACGGGACGGCGCAGACGGGGTGGCCTGCGTTTTATTGTCTGCTTCCTGCAGGTGTTTCAGCGCCAGCAGGGTCAGGGTATAAGGATGGTCGGGTACAAGCTCCACGGGCTTACCCGGCCACAGCAGCACTTCGCGCTGTTTTCCGTTCTCGTTAAGGGTGACGCCGGACGGCGGCCCCGAATAAATATAGGTTGTCACGGCGTAACCTCCGGTTTCACATCACTGTTGTCAGGCATCACCCCGGCAAGCGGCGCGCCGCCATCCTCCGGGTCGTCATCCTGAATAAAAAAGGACTGCGTGGCGAACGTCAGGGCGTACTGCCACAATCCCTGCGACTCGCCCAGAAAAACATCGTCAATCAGCCAGACGGGGCGCAGGCAGTTTTTCGGTCGCCAGCCGCCGAGCGCCTGACGCACGTTGTCCAGGACATCCACCGCACCATCCCGGCCGTTCAGCTGGCGCAGAACCACCGTGGCGATAAACCGCATCGTCTGCGGCTGCACCACCGCGCCGGTGCTTTCGCTGTTGCCATAGGTGGAACGGCTGTAACTCAGCAGAACCGCGCCCACCGGGTGGGTCAACGTGAACGTGTCAGGGTTGTCCGGAAAATACGCCACGTGCAGGCCCGGCAGGCGCGCACTCAGGCGCGCCACCATGTCATCCAGTACGGGTAAGGTGTTCATCAGTATTTCTCCAGCCAGCCGCCCGGACCACCCAGTACCGCCGGACGGGACTTCACCCGCGTCTGGCCGGGTTCCGGCAGGGTGGTCTGTTCCGCCAGAGTACCCGGCGTCATCCTGCCGTCGCGGATAAGCTCCAGGGTTTTCAGGCTGCCACTGAACAGGCGTTTCACCGACTCCGGCAGGTCTTTCGCCGGACGGCGCAGGTACAGACGTTCAATCGTCAGGTTGACCACCAGATCCCGGATGATGGTCGGTACACGGGTCAGCGGCACCTGGTAGCGGTTACGCAGAAAGCCATCGGCGTATTCACTGGCGTAGCGGATGGCCTCATTCACCACCGCCTCATCAGGCTGTTCCGGCAGCGCCTGTGTAACAGAACGACCTGACATGTCGCAGGTCAGTTCAATAAGCTGCTGGCGTGGCAGCACCTTCATCACATCCTCCGGGGTGCAGTACATTTACGCCCCCCACATCACCTTCAGGGAGGCCCCGGCAGCCGCTGCTGCTGTCACAGCCACACCGACGCGAACCGGTGAGCCGGTGGCCTCCAGAGGAATGACGCAGCCGTTTTCATCTGACTGCAGCGGCTCACCGGCGGTAATGGCAGCCCCCGCCACTGCCGCCAGAATGCCCGCCACATTGACCGGCGTGGCGTCACCGGCGACGGCGTCCACTTCCGCGATACCGAACGCCAGCGCGCCTTTGGTACAGAGCGCGCCGTCATACCCCACCAGGTGCTGCTGTTGCAGCGTACCGGTGGCCACCACGGTGGTGGTGAGAAGAACCTGTTGTGTGGCCATTATTTCGCTCCCGTCAGGTTGGTCATGATGTAGCCCGCGTCACTGCCCACCACCGCCATTTTGTAGATATCGGTGTAGCGGGAGTAGGTGATTTTGCCGCCCTCGCCGGTGTAAGTGTCGGCAATCGGCATGCCGTTCAGCTCAAAGGTGTAGCCAAACGACGGCTCATTCTCGTCACCGTTATCGCCCGCGTTCTGCGGCCCGGAGACGTAATACAGCATCAGGTTGTCACGCCAGATATCGACGGTTTTTGCCGCCGCATCCTTTTTGTCGTTGTTGTCCAGCTTCACCGGATAGCCGATCACAATCTTCTCTATCTCGAAAATATCCTGCATCAGTTCCACGGTGATGCGTTTTTGCTCATTAGCCCCCAGCACCGCCTGCAGGACGGGATGAAAGCGCAGCAGCGGCAGCACGGAGGCCCCCATCACCATCAGGTTCGGTCGCAGGCCGATGGCGTTACGCACCGCATCCATCCCGGCAGAAATATCCAGTACCGGATTTCCCTTACCCCCTTTCCAGCAGTCATCGGCGGTAAATTTACGCACATTCTCTTTCAGGTACAGCGAGGTGTTCTGCGCCATCGCCGCAGCCGCCACTTCCTGACTTAACAGAATGCCGTTACGGGCGCGTTTGATGGCCTTCGCCTGCTCGTTGAACATCGACTCATGCTGCTCGCGGTAGTCCACCGGGAACGCCAGATCGTGTTCATCCAGTACGATATCCATCGTGCCGGTTTTTTCGCGGGTGGCAACGTTACTTTTGCCCCCCACCGCGCGCAGGGTCTCATACGTGGCGAACACTCCCTTACCAAAGGTCGGGACCTTTGCACCTTCCTTTTCCATCCCGACGCGCGGGAAGATGTTCTGGCCGATAAGGGCCGCGTTTTTGTAGCCACGCGCGACACTGGTTAATACCGGGTCGGCAACGCGCTTGCCTTTTAAGTAGTCAGACATGGTCTCTCCTTACATCAGGCGGGCGACCGCCGCCTCGTAGGTAATGTTTTCAGCCTGAGCCAGCGCCACCGCTTTGGTGTGCAGCTCAAGGCGTACCGGGTCAGCTTCGGCGAACTCAGCCGGAATGGCAGTGCGGTCAGTCCTGTCACCTGTCGCCACCTCGCCAAAGTCGAGCAGCGGTCGGGCTTTCTGCATCTGCGCCTTAAATGCCTCAACCAGTGGTTGTTCGCTGCCGTTCTCACTGAAACTCACCGGCGACTCACCGTCACCGAGCGCATCAAGCACGGCAACCACCAGGCCTTTTCCGGCAGGGGCCAGACGCGCGTCACTCACCAGACTGTCGGCAAATGCCACGTTGGCGTTATGACGTTCGGTGGCCACGCGCTGTGCTTCAGCCTTGTTGCGTTCATCAAGCTGGCGCTTCAGGTCGGCGTTCTCCTGCTCCAGCTTCACCTGTAACTCTTTATCCACGGCGGTATCCTCCGGTGGTGTGGGGGCCGGTTTTTCGGCCACGGGTTGGATTGCGTCTTCTGCCGGTATCCCGACAGGGTCAGAAAATGCAGGCGTCACGTCCGCTGTGGTGGTACGGGTGGCGTCATCACGCAGGCTGTCAATCAGGTAGTCCGGCATCACACTGTCAGTCTTTTCCAGCCCGAACTGACTGATGAAGAAATCACGGATGCGTGAGAACAGCGTTGCGGTGGTCTGCAGGCTCCAGTCGGCAAACTCAACAACGCCTTCCTCGTCCTCCGCAAAGGACACCTGTTTTAATCCCTTGATGGCGGGCGGCTGCGCACCGAGAAAGCCAACGTGGCGCAGGTAGTATTTGCCCGGCGTCGGGTTGCCGGGGGACTCAGGGCAGTAAAAGGAGGCCGACACCTTGCTGTAGCGGCGGTTTTTAACCAGTTCGGCAAACTGTGGATCGATATCGCGCGGCTCGGCCTTGAGGCCGTCGCGGTCTTTTTTAATCCCGCTCACCCAGGCATAAGACGGCGCGTCGGTTTTCGGATGCCCGACAACGATCGGCGCTTCATGGAGAGCCGGATTGTAGTTCTGCGCGATCTCGTTTAAGTCGGCGTCACTGAAGTTAATGCGCCGTCCGTGCATATCGGTATGCGTACCGGCGCGAAAAATATGGATAAGGTTCATGGGTGACTCCCGTTGTTTTGGTCACGATAACGGGGAGTACTGGCAGCGGCTTTTAAAGCGCTTTAAAGAATGGTGAACAGGAAAAAAGAGGAGGAAGGACACTGACGCAGTGTACAGGGCAGAATATCACCCCGCGAGACCGTCAGAAACACCTTTATAAAGCTTTACAGGGTACCCCGACAGTAAAAACTGTATGATGACCGCCCTGAAACCACTCAGACGCTCATAACGCCATACAGGACTGCTCACCGGTGCGCAGCGTTCTGCAGGTATTTCAGCGCGCTGTCGAGCAGTTTCTGCTCCACGCCGTCCTGCAGCGTGCCGTCGGCGTTCACCGGCAGATACGGGCGCGCCGGATATTCTGCGGTGTGGTCGCGGGCGGCCTGCGCGAAGTTACTGTGCGCCTTTTTCACAAAGCGCCTGCCGATGGTACCGTCCTTACCCTGCTTAAAATACACCTCCCGGTTCTTACGCTCCACCTTACCGCCCAACTGGTGAATACGTGCATACTCCACGTTCGTCCCGATAACGGCGCTGTGGGCATCACAGTCCGTGGTGATACTCCGCCGCAGATGACCGGTGTCGGAGAGCGTCATCCCGTCCCGTTTTTGTGCCGCCAGCGACGGCACCCACGGCGGGCGGCCTTCCTCTTCAAAGTTGACGGCAGTCTCAGTGGCAAGCGTCCCGGCGATGGCCCGCATCAGCGGCGTCATGTCGGTTCCGGCAGCGGCGAGGCCTTTCAGCGCCAGCCGCAGCGGACCATCCCTGACGGTCAGTTGCATCATGTTCTGTTTCACTGCAGTCCTCCTGTGTTCCCCAGTTCACGCTGCGCGAGAGTGGCCAGTGTACCACCGTATTTCGCAAGGTCAGGCCGGTAACCCTGACCGGGATTGTACGACCAGCCCACGTCAGGGCTGACAATAATGCTGCCGTTATTGATGATGTCACGCATCCGGTATGTCGCCACCGGCTGCATCTCGCCGGTCTTCTCACTGACGAGGCGCAGCGTCTGACCCAGAGCACCCGCACTGTTGCCCACCCGCAGACCACGCTGGCTGACTTCCGCCTGCGTCAGGGCAATCACGCTGCAGCGACAGCGCCAGCCATTGGGTGGATAGAAAGCATCCCAGAACGGATCATCGCAACGGAATACCAGACCGTGCATCGCCAGATGGGTTTTGCGGGTATGGCTGTCCCGGATGGCAACATACATCCAGTAGGGCCGCTCTGTGGCGTTCTCCTTCTGTTCCGCCCAACGGCCCGCACTGTAGAGCGTGTCCATATTGGTGCGGAAGATAGTCTCCAGCCGCCACGGGCTACCCAGTTGCACCTCCTCCTCTTCGCCTGTGACCGGGTTAACGGCGGTGGTTTTTCCCCACCATCCTTTCGCTTTCAGTACAGGTGTCAGCTCTTTCGCAAACCATTTTCCGGTTCTGCCCTCCGCCAGCGCCTGCTCCAGCGCCCGGCGGATATCCTCCAGAATATCCAGACGGGTAAGCTTTGCCACGGTAAAGGCTTTCGTGTGAGCGTCCTGCCACATGTCCTCCCAGTCCCAGGTGATGTTGTACCCCTTGTTTTTCAGGTACGCGATGGCGCGCTCCGGAGGAAGACCGAACAGCGCGGCCATGTCCTGGTTATTCAGCGTTTGCATGGAGACGCCCCATGATTTTTGCCACAAACATCACGCGGGCGAGCCGTTCCGTCAGTCCGTCGGCGTCCATCTGCGGGTAAAGTTCTGCAAGCTGTCCCATCAGTTCCGACGGTGAGAGGCCGTCGCTCAGCGCATCCAGCAGCGGTTTTAACATTACTGTCAGCTCCCGGGTCATGACGCCGGTCTGCAGCAGTTGTTCCAGCGCCACATCCAGCGCATCCTGTGCGGCAAAATCCCGCTGCGCGGCACTTTCGGCAAAGGCCAGCGACACCGGGAGGTGCGCACCTGCGGTCTCCGGCGGCTGCGGCATTCCCTGCCGGGGCAGCAGATCGCCAGGCTGCAGGCCGTATTCCCGCTGGTAATACTGCTCACTGAAAAAGCCTGCCGTCTGTGACAGTGTCAGGTCGCGCTTCGCCTGAGTGTCGTCGATAGACTCCTGTTCCCACATATTCCAGACCGGCACCGGCACGTCGCCGAAGTTCAGCTCCGCGGCATACCGCAGCGCCTGGTTAATGGCACCGGCGACAAGGGTTGCGTCACCGTCGCGGATATCGTTCGTCACTTCAAGTCCTGCCTGTGCGGAGGCTTTGTTGGCGTCGGCCTCGGTGGTCTGGTTCTGCCCCAGTAGCGCAATGGAGATTTCTGCGCGGGCCATGGCGATCATCTGCTGAAAAATGCCGCTGGAGTTCGCCTTGCCCATGGCCTCCTTAATTTCCACAGAACTGTCATCCGGGATGACAGCCACCGCGTCCTGGACCATCTTCTCCAGCGCATCCATCAGTTCATCAATACTGCCTTCGTTCTGACCGGATTTGTGTTTGCCCACCACCCACGGAGTGGCGTATTTCTCGACAAACTGCATCCAGAAGCGCCAGCCATGCTTTTTAAAGAGCGCTGGCCAGAAGCACATCGACAGGTCGGGGAAGCCGTAAGGGTTATCGTAAGTGGCATCCTGCGCCGGACAGACAAATTTGTACTCCGGCAGCAGAAGCCCCTCTGCCGGACCGGCGTTGCCGCGAAAGCGCAGCCGGTTGTTGGTGTCAAAGGAGAACCACTCCGGCGGCTTGGTGACGATGTTGCTGATGACGAAACGCCCGTTATCCTTCACCCACATCAGCTCGGCGGGCTGGTAACCATAAAGCGGTGCGTCCAGCAGACCGCCAATGATGGTGTCCATATCCCAGGTCGCCATCATGGCTTTCAGAAACTCACAGACCGGCGTGTCGGTGTCGCCCTCATTGAATCCGCGCTCCAGCGCTTTGACCGCTGATTTACGACGACGAATGGCACCGCCGACCACGGGGTCGGAACGCATGTCACGGTAGGCACGGATATCCTGACCGGTGGCCTTCAGTATCGGATCGGGGTTGGGCAGCATGCCGAGGAAAGACCCGAAGCCCCAGACGGTGTTACCACGGGAGGCGATTTCATCGGTCAGGCGACGCCTGTCGCGTTCGGCAAAGCTGATGAACTGCGTGGGTGAAACGTAAATTCCTTTGGACATCAGTACCCCCTCAGAATGCCGGGCATACGGCGACGCCCGGTGGAATGCACGACCGGGTCATATGTCATATTGAGCGAGGCATGCCAGGCCAGACAGCCCGCCATGGCTGAGTCACCGTGACGAACCAGATCCGGCTCCTTTAAGTCCTTACGCTCCAGTGGTGAAATCATCTGCACACCATCAACACTTTCAACGGCACGTAAATCCTGTGCAATGTTCTCATCGCGCGGAATATCAATCGTGCCCTCCTCAAAGGACTGGGTGAATTTGGGCATCCAGATGCCGTACCACTTGCGGTTAAGCGTGACCTCCGCGATACGCGGACGACCAAAGCGATCGGCAGTGTATTCGGCCAGTACCATACCGGGACCGGTGGCATCCATCGAACCACCGGAAAAGCGCGGCAGATGTTCAATAAACCAGAACAGAATCTGTTGCTGCATGGCGGATGGTGTATTGTTCAGCTCAATGGCGAACGGCACTTCACGCCTCAGCGTCTGCGTGATGGCCATCGGCCAGATAGCAGAAAAGTGGCGATGGCGGGCAAAGTCCATTCCGAAGACGTGACGCAGCTGCGCGTCCAGCGTACTTTCCATCACCGGCGCAAGAGACTGACTAATCCAGTCGTCGCACCATGACTTACGCTCCTCTTCGGCCATATGGATAAAATCATCATCCAGGGTGAGGCGCAAAACGGGACGCTCGCGGGTCATGGCCTGCTCAATCCATACACCCGGAATACACACCCCGTTACCGTCGCGCGCAATGGCATCCAGTTCTTCGCGCATGGCGGCAAGACGCGGGCCGTAGGCGTTACGTATTTTGTTATACCAGGCCTTTTTACCCTCCGGTGTCGGCGTCTGGTCTTTCATGGCGCAGACGCGCTCGTACAGGCCATTAGCCACCGCATCGTCAAAGGTTATACGGAGTACAACCGCATTCTCCCCGTATCGCCCGGCCTCAATATCCTTACAGAACTGATGGAAGGGGTTGTTTTTACCGTTCTCGGAACTGATGACCACAATACGACCACCCCAGATAAGCAGCGCCGTAGCCGCATCCAGCACCCCCTGAACATCAGCATGAAACGCCGCTTCATCAATAATCACCAGCCCCTGCAGACCACGGATGTTAGCCGGACGTGAAGAGAGCGCTGCTATCTGAAAACCGCTGCTGTAGCGGATACGGTAGGCATTTATGTAGCGGGTGTTGCCGTTCTCATCCTGGTCTTCAAACAGAAACTCCTCAATTGAGGAGATATCCTGTGACTGCTGTTCAGCGATGACGCGGGAGAACTTCGCCGCGTAGCCGATAAACTCCAGACCTTTCTCTTTGGTGTCGCCAATGTAGTAGACGTTGTCGCCACCGGCGCTTTTGCTGGCGGCGGCAATCAGGACGGAGTTCAGCCCCCAGGCGAAGGTGATACCGGTACGGCGTCCTTTAGGGACGGCGATAATATCTGCCTTCAAATCCAGACACTCCGCCTGATGTTTCATCAGCACGCCGTCACCGAACGGGTCAAAGTTGTCGGGGATTTCGCGAACGCTGGCGGGCAGTTCATCCCACTCCAGCGTGCGCAACGTGGAGGTTAAAGGTTTCATGGCCATCAGCCCACCCCCAGTACGCGACGTTTCCAGAAGTCCACGGTCTCTTTATCCAGGCCACGTTCGCGGGCCACGACCTTGAGGTTTTCCTGTTGTTCACGTAACAGCGCCTCGCGGGCCTCCTTTTGCCATTCCGCCTGGTATTTTTTCAGGTTAATGGACGCGCGGGTCAGCGTGGCGATGTTTTTGGATACGGTTGCCATCAGCTTTGCACGGGCGCTGCTTTCTTTTGGATCGTCACCATCCAGTTCTTTAAGGCGCATCAGGATATCAATCATCTCGGTCTGTATAAGTGCCACCAGACCACCGGAACGGTCGTCACCATCATCAGACGCCTCGCGGGCCATCAGGCGCGCCGCTTCGGTGGCCGCACGCACCCGCGCCAGTTGCTGTTCCATTTTGTAGCCAAAGCGCTGCAGACTGGAGCGGGTGATCACAAACCCCTTATCCTTCAGCAGGGCTTCGAGTTCGGCATAGCCGGTGAAGTTGCGCTCGGTCAGCGCACGCTCCAGCCAGCGTCGGACGTCCTGCGGCAACACATCAAGTGAACTTTTGCGCCCCATAATCATTCACTCCAGTATTTATCCGGGCGGGCGATACCCGGATCGCAGGGAATGGTATATTCCACCAGGTCAATCCCGACGCGGGTCAGGTCGGCAAACCACATGCCGCTGGGTTGTTTTGTGATTTCAGTCAGACGACGGTCGCTCAGGTAATCCAGTTCCTGACGCACCTCCAGTTTTGTGGCGTCCGGGAAAATAGAGCGGGCAACATCAAACAGCAGTTGCTCACTGGTGGTGTACGGGCGCGATTTGTTGAGCGCAACCAGCAGACTCCAGCGCAGGGACTCGCGACGGGCGCGTGTAATATCAGTCATGTTAACCTCTCAGATTCTGACGGTTCTGAACGTTGTCGAGCTTCTCGTAGACGGCATCGAGCTTGGCTTCAATCACCGTCTGCCCGCGTATGTAGTCCTCGCGGCGAACGTAATCGACGGGCAGTTGTGCCCGGAATTCCAGAAACTCCCGTTCCAGCGTTGACCAGCGCGTGGCCGTCTCCTTCATGGTCTGCTCCAGGGACATAAACCGGGCAGCCTGCCGGGCTTCGGCGTTGCTGAACAGCCAGCGGGCCAGCCCGCAGATAGCGCCGATAAAGGAAATCAGGAACCCGACCAGCGTCCAGAATTCCACCTGTACAGTCATTGATGTAATCCTTTGATGTGATCCAGCAGGCTGTTCACCTGCTCACGCCAGACCCGGCACTGTCGGGCATTATCTGTGACGTTGGCGAGAACGTCGGCCTGACTGACGCCGGAGTCGCGTAACCGGGCGAGAGCGGTATCAGTTGCCCGGGGCGTTTTGCCAGTGCCGGAGGCAGCGGCGGCAGCGGTACCCGGATGACCGGGGGAGCCGGTGGCGGTGACGCCGAGCGCGGCGTTGTACTGCTGCACGAAGCCGCGAGTAAACACGCACTTAACGGGATGACTTTTGCCGGATTCATCCACCCAGCGACGGGTGACATCCGCAATCTGTTTTTTAAGGTCAGCATTCTCACGTTCCAGTTGTTGTTTTTTTGCCTGAAAATCTTTGTCCACCTTGTGCGCAGCAGCGACCTGTGCGTTATAGCGGGCCACGACAGCCCGCAGCGCTTCATTCTGTTGTTCAGCGCTTTCACGTCTGTACGTATCAAACTGTGACTGCAGTTGCGCCAGCGCCTTATCACCGTCACGCTGCGCGTCAAGATGTCCGCTGTCATATCCCTTAACCCACACCCAGCCGAGGAGTACGGTTACAACCAGCAGCAGCAACAGGTCACCCCACGGAATGCGTTTCAGCCATTTACCCCACACAATTTGACCCTCCCCATGACAGATAGCGCGGGGCCAGTTCGTGCAGAATGCGTTGCGGGTAGCGACGGTTCTCCCGCCAGTTAGCCACACTGCGCCCGGCATTCACCGTTTCCACCGCACCAAACCAGCGGGCGTCATCCAGCCCGCGAGAGCGCGCCAGCCTGCGGTCGCGGTTCACCCAGCCAAGACCGCCGTTATAGGCTGACAGTGTCATCGCCATACGCTCGCAGCCATCAGGAACGACCACGCGCTGCCACAGCCAGCGGTCGTAACTGACCAGCGCACGGATAGCCCAGCCGGGGTTGTACGGCTCGCGGGATGACAGCGCCGGAAAAACACCTGCAATCCAGTCAGCGGTCGACGGCATAAACTGCGCCAGTCCCTGTGCGCCCACCGGCGAACGGGCGGCAGGATTCCAGCCGGACTCCTGATGCAGCTGCGCGGCGAAATCAGCGACCGGCGCGTTAAGCCCCCAGTCCATACGGGCAGAACGGATCACATCACTGCGGTATTTGAGGGCGGCAGTCGGTGGTTCAGCGGCGTGTGCCATTGTCGAAACCCCTGCAAAAACTGCGGCGAACGCCAGAAAAATTAAAGCAAAGCCCCACGTACCTTCAGCGCATGATTTTTTGACTGCGCCGTACAATGCGGCGGCTATCGCCACAACAACCAGGATGCAACTGATAATCTGAAAAATCATCGTTATAAGCCCATTGCCACAGCCAGACACACCGCCGCTACAATAACCGCACGGCGAATCAGGGTGGCCGCAAAGACCATGTGACAACCGACTTCAACCGGGTAGCGCCCGATATCCATCAACTGCGGAACGTGGCGCTGAAACTGCCCCGGGCGGGATTTGGGGAACAGCGAGCGGTCAAGCCAGTACCCCAGCACGGCAGCGAGAGAAATCAGCGAGAGCTTGTAAATCACCACCGGCAGTTGCTGCGGCGATACCACCGCAATCACCAGAAACAGCACGGCAGCGGCCAGCAGCCAGCCCCACAGGCGCGGACGGGGTGCAGTGGCAACAAGACGGGAAAGGCGTTTGAGTTTTTTCATGGGCGGTCTCCTTGCGTAACGGAGACCAGCATGGCGTGACGACCCGGAAATGGCTTTTAAAGCGCTTTAATAGTGGAGACGTGGAAGCGTGCGCAGGATGGGCGGGAACATTCAGCCACGGAGGATACCCCCGATGACCACCACGCTCACCCCCACCATTACCATCACCGTCTCCGGTCCGACCGGCTCAGGTAAAAGTCGCGTACTGGCCCTGATTGCGGATGTACTGAAACTCATCCACGGCGACTGCATTATTGACGCTCCTGACGTGAAAGCGGAAAAAGAGATGTGCGGAAATGATTACACCGCCTGGCACAAACCCCGCAGTGGCACCATCTTTAAGCTGGAAGAGATGAATCAACCCGTCAATACCGGACGCTGCATGGCCACCCCGATCACTACCGACGACTTGCTCGATCGCCCGGTTCCGGTACCTGTTCAGGCGCTGATGAGCAAACTCGGCATCTCGTTTGAAGAGTATCAGGAAACCGACCTGCAGCCTGTGGTTGACCTGGTGAACTGGGCGCTGACAACCCCACCAGTCCCGGAGCAAAAACAACAACCAGACGAGCAACATGATCAACGGACAATACCATTCACCCCGGAAGGGACGGTTCGCAGGGTTGCCGAACTGGTCGATCAGCAAATAAAGGGAAGCATTGACCCGGTCACTGCCCGCGCAATCTGGTACAACATAACAAAAGACGGAGACGTTACCCGTCTGGCAAACCACCTGGCCTTTGCGCTTAACTGCGCGGTTGACCGCTGCCATCATAAAATTATGGCAAGAGGCATCAACACACACGGTATACCTGAAGCCCTCCCGGAACAGGAGCGGCAGGCTGAAAACATATCGCATATTTATATCAGCGTCATATCACAGCTCTATGGCAAAACCGATATGGTCCGGGCATATAAATTCTGGCAAAAAACACTGGAAGAGATGAAAGACGATAAATCACTGCTGGTTGAAATACTGATCCAGGTGATTACCGACATAAACAATCAGCTGGATATGGAGCATTCATTTTAACGTCCTTTAACACTCCATCTCTTAACGTAAAAGAGCGACCTGCCGAGATGTGCCTAAACCACCGGCAGGTCATCAACCCACAACTCTCACCTGTGAGCCAACCTGTGTTCTTCCGCTCTCGTCAGAGAGGCAAGCGGTCATTTTTTATTTTGCTCTTTCAGTCCGTCAAAAAATTCAGGTTTTACCAGGAAAGGTACGGTACCGTATTTCATTAAGGCATCTACGGACACATCTGATAACCTGAATTCCAGATCATCATATTTGCTAAAGTCCACGTTAGCCACCAGGGCGGGGGTATCCTTCTGCACATATACGCCAAGCAATGTCACGGCAGGAGGGAGAGGCTGACTTCCTTTTTTTACATCAACCGTAATGTTGAAGTTAAGCTTATCCGGCATATCGGCTTCTGCTGTTTTAATACGTGAAATCAACTCACGTTTAGCCCCAATACCTGCCACGATATTTCCATCAGAGAATAGGAAAAGATCACCTTTGAATGGTGCATTCTTTTGCCTTACACCAACAGATACCGGGACCTTGAAGTGAGCAAAGGAGTCAAAAGATTTTCTGTAACATTCAACATACTGAGCGTCATGAAAGATCGATGGAACTTTTGCCTTGATTTTTATCAGTTCATCAGACTCCTGGCGAGAGTCTTCGCTACTGCTACAGGATGCAACCTCAAAGTTAAGATCTGCCATAATTGTTTTATGATCGGTAACCAGTAGATCATCTGAATTTACAGAAGTTTTGATGTCTACTTTGCATCCACTCAGGAGTAACGTAGCCATTGCCACCATGAGATATTTTTTCATTTTTTATCCCGATTATTCAGTGTTTATCCAAGGAGGACTGGATTATAACGAGCCTCCTTACCCTGACTAAAATCAAAGGGATGCTAATGTTGGTAGGTATAAAAATTCAACAATTATTGAAAAATAATTACAGTAAATAACGTTATTTCCCCAGAGGGCTCCATCACTGGCCTGATTAATTCAAAAATTTTCTAAGCTGTGTAAAGTCAATTACATTGCTGGTTACGGATTCGGGTTCTTCTGGTTTGCGTTCATATACCCGGTCCGACTGGCGTTCCGGCGGTCCTCTGGGGAAATGGTATACATGTTCAACTGACGAATTTACTTGGTTTTGGCTGTGATAGTGACTCGCCAATCTGGAGAATCGCTCTTTTGTTTTCCTCACTCATGCCATCATAAGCCTCTACCAATGCTTGCTTCTCTGGTGACAATTTTGGGATATCAAATGAACCTTGTGAACGTTGCCCTGTTACAACGTAAAGGACATCCAAGCCAACCTTAGCCCAAATACCTAATGCGTCAGCCCCTGGAGATGATTCATCTTTTTCCCATCGCAACTGGCTTTTATAGGAAGCTCCAACCATTTGAGCGAAGTCTGTTTGGCTAAACCCTAAACGTTTTCTCTCTTCTTTTAAGCGCTCACCTTGTGACATTTTTGTCATAAACCTCTTTACATATCCCAGAAATGGGATAATAATCTATCACACATAAAGCAAACATCATTGCACTATGCAAGGAGTTAACCATGACAGCAGATCAGGTCAAACGCCGTCTCCACCAGCAGGGGAAGACCATAACTGAATGGGCGGCAGAACACGGCTACTCACGCGGCGACGTATATCGCGTCCTTAATGGTCAGGTAAAAGCCAAATACGGTAAGGGTTATGAGATCGCCGTAAAGCTCGGCCTCAAAACCAGCAATATCGCCGCTTAATTTATTGTAACAGTCTTTCAGTAATTAGGAAGGAGGGCCAAATGGCAAAACCCGCAGGCAAATCCCCGTCAGCAGCACGAACAGCCCGGATTCTGAAGGTGCTTTCCGGGCGAACCAATACCGGCATGACGGCAGGTGAAATCGCTGATGCAGCAGGCATTCCTGCCACCCGAATATCTGAGTTGCTGGATGCCCTTCAGGAAGAGGATCTGATTATTGAGGTTTACACCCCGGAAGGGAGCAACACCCAGCGCTACGCCCACTCCATGGAAATGCTGCAGATTGCCTATAAGTGTATTCGGGAAGATAAGCTCATCCAACAGCGCCTTGAGCAAAAGCAAAAAACCTTAATTGCAGGAGCAGGTAAATAATCATGACACGTAAACCCGTTGAAAAATCCGGTATCAGTCAGTTACCTAATGCTATGCCGGGCGTCGACTTTGAACTTCCAGTCATCCCCCACGCATCTGCCGATGAAATGCAAGCTCAGGAAGAACGTGATCTCCTGAACCAGCTTCTGGGTCAAGCACAGATGGCAGATGCGTTTGGTAAATTTTCCCGAACGGTTCGGACTTCTAAACTGGCTTTTGTTAAGGAAAACAAGCTGTACCGCCACTTGCGTGGCAAAAAAACTCCGAACGGTTCGGAGTTTTCAGGAACTTGGGAGGATTTCTGTAACTTAATTGGTAATTCGGTTGATTCCGTTGATTTAGACATCGCTAACCTCCGCACCTTTGGCGAAGAAGCTCTCGAATCCATGTCCCGCATGGGTATTGGTTACCGCGAACTGCGCCAGTTCCGTAAGCTGCCAGACGATTCCCGCAACGCCCTGATTGAAGTGGCCCGACAGGGTGATAAAGAAAGCCTGCTGGATCTGGCTGAAGAATTGATCGCCCGCCAGAACGAAGAAAAAGAGAAGCTGGCGCAGCAACTCGCCGACAAAGAAGCCGACCTCGAAGCCAGTCGCCAGCGTGCCGCCGACCTCAAGGCCGCCCGTGATGAACTGGAAGACAAGCTGCATGAAGAACGCTTCAGGCCCATCACCGACAACGAACTGGCTGAACGTACCCGTCTGGAAGCAACTTCCATCAGCAGCAAGATAGCACGTGAACTGATGGGTGCATTACAGGCTGCGTTTGCAGAACTGGAGAAGGATACCGCTGACCGTGGTGTTGACCACAGCAGCTTTATGGCGGGTCTCGTCTGCGAAATCCGCAGCGAACTGGATGATATTGTCACCCGTTTTGATATCCCGGACATGGTCACCGAACACACGCCGCCAGCATGGCTTAACGAAAGCAATATCAACGGCAATGAAGGGGAATAATACGATGAGTAATGAAGCCATTCGCTCCAACGGCAAGGTAATTTTAAGCCATAAAGAAGCCGCCGATGTCATTAACAGCGTTTTTGCAATCAAACCCCGCCGTACCCTGGTACAGCAGGCGCAGCGTGACGAGTTTCTGAAAGCTGCCACGATGGCCAGAAACTGGATTAATCACATTATCCACTTTGCCGAAAAAGACAACTGGTCTGAGGTGGAGTTTTATCTCGGCACAGGCGTGTATGACTACGAAAAAATGAAAAGCCTGCTGCCCACGGATCGAGCTGAACCTCAGGGTAACTGACCATGAACGCCGCCCTGAATCAGCGCCTGATGCACTATGCAGATGCCGCCCGGCATGCCGGTCATGGGCGCAAAGAAGCAATATACAAAGCAGCCTGCGAGGAACTCCGTATGTCACGCGCTACATTACTTAAAAAGCTGAAAGCATTTCAGCCTGCCGCACAGCGCAAGCAACGCGCTGATGCGGGCTGTAGCGCCCTGACGCGTGAAGAGGCGCTGACGATTTCAGGCGCGTGGCTGGAGTCCCGGCGCAACAATGACAAGCGCCTGTACAGCCTGGAAAGCGTGGTTAAAGCCCTTCGCGCAAACGGCATGATTATGGCGGGTCGCACTGATGAAGAGACCGGTGAATTTTTCCCGTTGTCCACCGATGCCATCAGCCGGGCGCTGCGCAGCTACCGCCTGCACTATGACCAGTTACAGCACCCAACACCATCGCTGGAACTGAAAAGCCTGCATCCTAACCATGTCTGGCAGATCGATGCTTCTATTTGCGTGTTGTACTACCTGAAAAACCCGAACAAAAAAGCAAGGGGTGATACTGGTCTGCGCGTTATGGACAGGGACACCTTCTACAAGAACAAGCCCAAAAACCTTGATCGCATCGTTAACGATCGCGTGTGGTCTTTTGAACTGATAGATCACACCACTAACTGGATATACGTCGAGTACCGCTTTGGCGGGGAAAGTGCTGATAATTTCCTGAACGTCATGATTAACGCCATGCAGGAACGCGGCGGAATGGATGTACTTCACGGTATCCCTTCGATTCTATTTACTGACCCGGGTTCCGCGCTGGTATCCGCCCCGATGCTCAATATGTGCCGCGCACTCGGTATACGCTGCCTGCAGCATAAAGCCCGCAACGCCCGCGCTACGGGTGCTGTCGAAAAATCACGTGACATTATTGAGTGTGACTTTGAAGCCGGTCTGCGCTTTGTCCGGGTTGAAACCATTGAACAACTTAACCATTACGCCCGTCTTTGGCGCATGAACTACAACCTGACGCGCATTCATGGTCGGCATGAGATAAGCCGCACCGATGCCTGGAAGAAAATCACCGCTGAACAACTGGTGAAAGCGCCGTCACCAGACATCTGTCGGGAGCTGGCTATCGCCGCGCCGGAAGAGCGCACCGTCACCAGCAAGTTGCGCGTGTCGTTCCGTGGCCAGGAATTCAGTGTGGAGAACATTTCGCACGCCTGCGTCGGGGACAAGCTGCTCGTTACCCGCAACCCATGGCACGAGAACGAAGCCCGCATCATCGTCACTGACGAGGACGGCTTTGAAAATTACGTCCCGATTTACGCCATTGAGAAAGATGAATGGGGGTATGCAGTGGATGCGCCGGTCATAGGTGAAAAATATGGCCATATGCCAGTAACCGACACCCAACGCAACCGCACTGAAGTTGAGCATGCGCTGTATGGCACAGACAACAAGGATGAAACCGACAAAGCCCGCAAGTCCGGCGCAATACCATTCGATGGTCGTTTCAATCCCTACAAAGAAATTGAAGAGGCTGAACACAGCAAGGTAGCCGTTCTGCCATTAAGAGGCCGTGAAGCCCAGCCAGCGGTTCGAGTCCACCAGATTGAGATAGCACCACTGAGCCACGTCAAAGCGGCAATGGCATTACGCACCCGGTTTGAGGCGCTGCGGCGTGAGTGGAACCCCACTCACTACCAGTACCTGGTAGATCACTGGCCTGATGGTGTTCCTGAAGAACAACTGGACGCCATCATGCAGGAACTGCTGACCCTGAGCGACAGCGTCGTGGTCAGCCTGGCGGCAGGCAAATAGTAAATAGCCTTCCTTTATATACGTAAGAGGAGAACAACCTATGACACAACAGACCCAACCCCTCGCGATCGCCGTTAAACGCGCCGTGCGCCGTGATCTGACGGTATGTTTCCGGGGCAAGCAGTACAGCCTGCGCGGTATCCCAAACCTCGTCAGTGGGATGACCGTCACCATCACGCACTACGGCTGGTATCCACACGACAGCCTTATCGTGAATTTCGTCAACAACGCTGGCGTATCAAGTGACTGGCTGGTCGGTTGCGCCGACATGGCGACCGCAGCCTGAGAGGAATAAACGATGTTGCTACTGAAACAACAGCTGCAGTTCCTGCAGATAAGTCAGGCAGTACTTGCCGGAGAACTGGGAATATCAGAAGCCGCGATAGCGCTGCTGGTAAACCACGGGCGGTGGCCGCGTCGTAACCCCGAACAACTCAGGAAGCGGATCACTGAACTGCTTGCGTCTCACAACGTGGACACCACCCACAGTTTTGATGAGGTCAGCCCGTCATCCCCGACGCTGACCCCGACTCCGGCTACAGGAGAGGAGACTATGTTACTGAAAAAACAAACACTGAGCCAGAAGGCGAAGAAGACTTTTAATCTGTTCCGTAACCCGTTCGACGATACTGCCGTCCAGTGTACCGACGATGTGTTCAGTACGCCGGATATCCGGTACGTGCGGGAAGCGATGTACCAGACTGCCACCCACGGCGGCATGCTGGCCGTCTGGGGCGAATCAGGCTCCGGCAAGTCCACGCTGCGCCGTGACCTGATTGACCGTCTGCAACGGGAAAGCGCCTCCACCATCGTCATCGAGCCTTACGTGCTGGCGATGGAGGACAACGACCGTACCGGCAAGACCCTGAAGGCGGCCAGCATCGCGGAAGCCATTCTGCGGGCCATCGACCCGAACGCCCGCCCGAAGAACTCCCCGGAGGCGCGCTTTGCACAGGTGCATCAGGCCCTGAAGGACAGCGCCGACAGCTCCCAGAGCAGTCATGTGCTGATTATTGAGGAGGCTCATTCGCTGCCGGTTCCGACCTTAAAGCACCTCAAGCGCTTTCTGGAGCTGGAACACGGCTTTAAACGCCTGCTTTCCATCATCCTGATTGGTCAGCAGGAGCTGCGTGACAAACTCAGCGAGCGTAACGCCTCGGTACGTGAAGTGGTCCAGCGCTGCGAACTGATACAACTGGAGCCACTGAACAATGACCTGGACGCCTTTCTGGCCTTCAAGTTTGAGCGTGCCGGTAAGCCACTGACAGAAGTGCTGGACAATTCCGGGATACAGGCCATACACGACAAGCTGACCCGCTCTCAGGGCGGCAGAATCACCGCCAGCCTGCTGTATCCGCTGGCCATCGGTAATCTGGTGATTGCGGCCATGAACGCGGCAGCAGACATCGGTGTACCACTGGTCAATAAAGATGTGATTAATAACCTCAGCCACGGAGGCCGCCCGTGAAATACATCATCCTGCGTCTGGAAGGGAAAATACCCCGCGAAGTTCCGGTGATATTTTCCGACCTGCTGGTACATGCTGATGTCGCCAGGTCTATGACCGCCATGAGGGAGGTTCGGTAATGAGCGACACGGTAAAAGTTATTATCCAGGCAGAAGCTACCGTCAAATTCAAAAAAACAGTACAGATGGAAAAGGCAGATTACGATAAATACCTGCAGATTTGCGCAGAATGGTCGTCTGCCCGTGAAGTTGAAGAGCAGATAAAAGAAATCGCCTTTAAATATAACTTTGATGGAGGTGGCGACGATATTGAAGATATTGGCGAACCCGAAGATATAGAGTTTGAATTAGTTAAATAACCCACTTAAAAGGTAATTAAAAATGGCGAAGAAAGTTTCGCGGCTTAAAGCTGCGGCGGCATCCTACACGCCGCAATCCAAAGAACAGGTCAGTGTTGATATTAAAAAAATTGGCGATATTCAGCGGGAGTTAACCCGCATTGAAGCCGACGCTAATGACCAGATAGCGGTCGTCATGAACCAGAACACCCCGAAGATTGAGGCACTGCGGGCCGAACTCGATGTGCTGCAGAAAGGTGTTCAGACGTGGTGCGAGGCCAATCGTAGCAGCATTACCAAAGGCAGTTCCAAGACCGCCAACCTGATTACTGGCGAAGTGTCATGGCGCACCAAACCTGACTCCGTTTCCATTAAGGGCGTGGAGCTGGTACTGGAGGCGCTGAAGAAATTAAAGCTTGACCATTTTATTCGTCGTAAGGAAGAGATTAATAAGGATGCCATTCTGGCCGACAAGAAAGCCGTCGAGAATATCAAAGGTATTTCTATTGTGTCGGGGAAAGAGGTGTTTTCCATTACGCCATTTGAACAGGAAATTGAGAAATGAAATTCGACATCATTCTGCACCTGCGTAAAAAGGCAGAGAAAGATATTAACCGCGCCATGCGTGCTGCCGAGTCTGGTAACGATCTGGAGGCAGCAAAGCTATTTATGCAAGCAGGCGGGACACTGATAACACTGGGACGCGGACTGGAGGTAGAAATCAATGGCGACAAAACAGAAATACACTAATCGCGTGAGAGCAACCATCTGGAATAAAAGCCTGCGCATGGATACCGAAGACTCTATTCCGGCGGCGACAGTCACTATGTTCGAAATGATTAACACCACTGAGGACAAAGAACGGGCGCTGGCATGGATGCAGCAACACCTTTGTAAATGCAAAGAAAGGGAGGCCGCCAGTGCTGACGTGCAAACATTGCAAAAAGAAGGCTGAATATCTTGATCATGTTCAGGTCAACATCATGCGGTCTCCTGTTGACGATGCCTGGGTGGTTGACCTGATTCTGGCCTGCCCGTACTGCGGGCAGAAATTAAACGCCTTCCAGGCAGTAATGGACTTTGAACTACTGGAGGCACCGGATGAAAACGATGATTAATTTATCGCGCATTAAAGCTCGTCTTCGCTTCGAATTGAAGGCATCCAAAAAAGCCATTCGTGACGCATTACCGGAGATGATTAAAACATTAACCAATGGCCTCACGTTTCTCATATATGCCTTTTTTATTAGCGTCGGATTGGTACTGGGCTTTTTCTTCACTGTAGGTTTAATACGGGGGTAATTATGCCAACACTTAAAGGTTGCGTAACTGATACATCGAATAGCGTCAAACTCACCGATAAAGAAGGACTGGAAAAAACCATTCAGGACATGCTGAAGGGGTTTAATTACTACACCAGCAGCATAATGACTGTTATTGGCAAGACCGATAAGCAGGTTATCACACTGACTATTCATAGCCGAAATAACTATGAAAATGAGTTCAACGAAGATTTTGACTGTATCAAGAGTAAAGATATTTGCTTATCTGTGGTCGGAACACCTGATGCTCCACCACTTGAATAATGACAACTCAGAGAGATTCTCAACATGATCACACCAAAAGAATGCGGGCGCTTATCTCAGGAAACCGTCAGAGATTTCATTAATACCTGTAAGTGCGAAGACATGAATGATATCCGGCGCGTATTAATCAACCTGATTAGCACGGCTTCTCAGGCGATAATCGCCACCAACGGTCTTGACACCGCGTTAAAGGCTCTCAGTGATACCAGCCTACATCTGCAAATGACGAAACCGGAATACACGCAGGTACAGACCGGGGCAGGCATCAGGATTCAGCCCGTCCGTAAAGCCAGGCACTGATAAACAGGAGAATTTTATGGATGAGAATAAAGACAAAGTCATCCGACGCCTTAAAAAGCTGATGGCGCTGACCGGTTCGTCTAATGCCAATGAAGCCTCCGCCGCACTGGCTCGCGCACAGAAGCTGGCTGACGCACACGGCATTACTCAGGATGATATTGACCTTAGTGATATTAATGAATCCATCTGTGATTACTGGCCCGTTGGGGCCAGCAATCCCCCGCGCTATATGGCGTACCTGCTGCAGGTAATAAAGGATGCGTTTGGGGTGGACTGTATTCTGCTGGGTGGTTGCGGCGTCAGCTTTTACGGCTTATATAACCGACCGGAACTGGCGGCATATACATTTGAAGTATTAGGTCGTCAGTTAATTAAAGCCCGCAAAGACTTTATTAAAACCCAGAATAAACGCATTAAAACCAGCACTAAAACTGCACGCGGCGATAAATTCGCCGAGGGCTGGATCATTGCAGTGCTTAATAAAATTGAGAAGCTAGCCAGAACCGCTCATGAGGTGGAACTGGCCGAACGCTGGCTTGAGAAGAAATACACCCGCACCGTTACGCGCAATGCCCGCGAGTCGGGCAAAACCCGCGATAACGACAACGCCCGGAATAGCGGCTATCTCGAAGGCAGGCAGGCCAGCCTTCACCATCCGGTAAACGGTCAGGAACAGGCGAAATTAGGAGTCTCATCATGAGCAAGCTAAAAACCCATACAGGCGTAGTTATCACCAGAGAAGGTGAAAAGACAGTAGAAATGCGTGAGACAGCAACAACCTGGTGTGTCGGCCCTAAGGAAACATACGACAAATTTACCGGGCGTCGCATTGGCGCTCCGCTCACAAAGCGTCGGCTAAAGCTGGAAAGCATTAAACCAATTGAAGGCGGTCAGGTATGAACAGGAAAGCAGGATGGGTAAGACCTGTTAACGCCAGCAAACATCACTTCTTTGCTGAGAATGAAACCACCAGTATCTGTGGTCGCTGGATGTACTTTGGACATAATCGTGAACCAGACACCTTCGAAAGTCCTGACGACTGCGTTGCATGTCGTCGGAAACTAAATAAGGAGCGTTCAGCGTGAAAACAAACAGGGCGAGGATCATCCAGTTTATTCATATCGCCAAAAGCCAGCTTGGCATGGATACCGATACCTATCGTCAGATGCTTCTGAGCATTACGGGTAAGACATCAACCAGCGACATGAATCCCGGCCAGCTCAATAAGGTACTGGCCGCAATGAAGGCCAAAGGTTTTAAAGTAAAACCCTCCCGCAAGGCGCGTACAACGCGCCCACTGGCGGATTATCCGCAGGCTAAGAAGCTGCGTGCGCTGTGGCTTGAGATGTACGCACAGGGCATCGTGCGCGACAGTTCGGAAGAGGCGCTGCGTCGATGGGTTAAACGGGAAACCGGTGTTGATGGCCTACAGTGGCTGGAATCTGATATGGCCAGTATAGCTATTGAGAGACTAAAGAGCTGGCAGGAACGGGGACTCAAAAAACAGCGAGGTAAAACATGAGTATCACCACTCAGGAGAAGCTGATGAGCGGCATCCGGGAGGCAGCTTTCTCCGTTCTTTCTCGGCATGGATTTTCAGCAGCAATCGCAGACAAAATCAGTATCGCTATCGTCAAACAACTATCTTTCGCCTGGGAGGGTAACGTTATCTATATTACCCGAACGCCCGATCATGATGTTATGTGGCGCAATCAGCGCATATTTGATGAATTCAGGGGAGCGAATCATGATGTACTGGCGGAAAAATATGGCGTGTCAATCCAGTGGATATACAGCATCGTGAAAGGGATGCGGGCGGAATACATAAAACAACGCCAGCCGGACATGTTCAACCATGAGGAGCCGGACGATGAGGATGTCAGCGAGTTTATCCGGGCGCAGTTCAAAACCCTGGGCGATATCATGGATCATTCAGCCTGGTGCCTGCGCCAGCAGATTCCCGATATGACAGAAAGTCGGGCGCTGTCGATAGGAAAAGAGATTGCCTACCTGACGTCAGAACTGCGCAAAGGCCAGTCTGCGCATATCAGGAAAGAGAAGAACGTTTCCGATGAGGCGCAGGCTGATATGTTCGGTGATGGATAACTTAAAGCTGTTTAAAGGCATCGGCGCTGACGGGCTGACAACATGAAAGCACGGTGGATTTTCCAGCGTGCTTTTGCTTATTCTGAGACTTCATATTACCAGCGAAAGGATACCGATAATGATTGATGCCAGTTTAATAAATTTACCGTGGGCCACGCTGGTAACGCTGGCGTCGGGTTACATCGGCTACTTTATTGCTAACGTGGGACTGAAAGATCACCACAAGCCAATTGACATTACCTTTTCGACATTGATTTTTGGCCTGTTCGCCGCGATGGTGTACCAGGCTTTTGTCTGGATTGGGTGGGGAGAGTACTTTGCTACACTCCCGGCTGTGCTATATGCCTTTGCAAATGGAGCCTGGTGGCGTAAATATGGGCGCAAGTTTATGTACAAATCCTTGCGCGATCACGATATCTCATGGTCAGACAGCACCAGTTCAGCCTGGCAGCAGATGTTTGATCATATTGATTATAGGGTTACTGAAATTTTCGTAATAATGAAAGATGGTTCAGGGCTGCTTTCACGATTACCAGGTGATTTTGAAGACTTACCCAGCGGGCCGTTCGCGCTTGGTAACAGTGGCGACATCATTCTGTACGCAACCCATTACAGTTCAACGGACAGCGAAGAGTGGCTTAAATACGATAACGTTGTTGATTCTTCATGGGGAGCGCTGGCAACCTATATCCCTGCAGAGCAGATTGCCAGAATAGATATCAGAAGAAGAAAGGTAGATCACGAGGCGGACTGAATGTTACTATTTTTTCTTCAACGGGAGAGGCGGTGTTGAAGGCGCAGGTTTGCTATTTGAACTTTTGTTTTCAGTTGTTACGGTGCGCTCGCTTTTCGGGTTTTCTGTGTAGTCTAAGCTGTCATGTTTGTTGTTCTTGTCACTCAT